TCAAGTTTTTGGATCTATATTATCTTTTTGCGCGGAACGCAGCAGACGCATGGCGTTGAGAATCACGACAAGGACGCTCGCCTCGTGGACAAACATGCCACTCGCCATATGAATGTAGCCCGCAAAGAGGCCCGCGAGCAGCAAAAGTACCGTGCCGACCGCGATGACGATATTCTGGCGCGTGAGCCCTACGGTGCGCTTGGCAAGCCGCAGCGCGGCCGGGATGCTCTCGAGATTCGACCGGATCAGCACCACATCGGAGGTCTCCACGGCCACGTCCGTGCCTCCGCCCATGGCGATTCCGATATCCGCGGCGGCCAGCGCGGGGCTGTCGTTGATGCCGTCGCCCACAAAAGCCACGATATGCCCTTCCCGCTGCATTGCCTTCACCGCGGCCAATTTATCCTGCGGCAACAGCTCCGCCCGCACCTCGCCTAGCCCGATCTGTGCCGCCACCGCCTCGGCGGTTTTACGGTTGTCGCCGGTGAGCATCACCGTGCGTTTGACGCCGAGCTTGTGCAGATCGGAGATCATCTGCGCCGCGCCCGGCTTGATCGCGTCGGATATCGCGAACAGCAGGAGGATTTCCCCGTTTACGGCCAGCAAAACGGTGCTGGCGCCGCGGGTCTGCGCCTCCTCAAGGTCTCGGCGCTGCCCTTCCGTAAGCGGAATCCCGTTCTCCCCCATCATGCGGGCGCTGCCCGCCAGCACCGGCTTGCCGTCTACCTTGGCACGAAGCCCAAGCCCTTTAACCGCTTCGCTGTGCATGGTTTCCGAGGGCGCCGCGCCCCGAGCCTTTGCGTAGCTTACGATTGCGGCGCCGAGCGGGTGGCCGCTCGTGCTTTCCACTGCCGCCGCAAGCTCCAGCGCTTCTTGGACATGATCCGTATAGGAATAGAGCGTTGTCACGCCGGGGTGACCCGCCGTCAGCGTCCCGGTCTTATCAAAGACCATCGTGTCCACTTTAGCAAACGTGTGAACGCTGTCGCCTCCCTTGAGCAGTGTGCCGTTCCGGGCACCGCGCCCGATCCCCGCCACATTGGCTACGGGAGCGCCGATCACCAGAGCGCCGGGGCAGGCCAGCACCAGAACCGTAATCGCCGTGTCAAGGTTCCGGGTGATCAGCCACGTGATGGCCGCGAGAACCACCACCGCAGGCGTATACCATCTCGCGAAGCGGTCGATGAACCGTTCCGCGGGAGATTTCGCGTCCTGCGCTTCCTCCACCAGCGCGATGATTTTTGCAAAGGTGGTGTCCTCTCCGACCTTGGTCGCGCGCATCTCCAGCGTGCCGCCATCCAAAATCGTGCCCGCAAAGACCGGGTCACCGAGGCTTTTGTGCGCGGGGGTGGATTCTCCGTTGATGCTGGATTCATCGAGATACCCTCCTCCCGACTCGATCACGCCGTCTACCGCTACTTTTCCTCCCGTTTTCACCAGCAGCCGGTCGCCCTCCTCCACGTCGTCCGCGGGAATTTCCACGGTGCCGGAAGAATCGAGCCGCCAAGCGGTGGCCGGAGCCATCTCGGTAAGTGCCTTAATGGCGCTTTTCGTCTTGCCGAGGGTTCGCTGCTCAAGATAGGAGCCGAATTGGAACAGGAACGTCACGATGGCCGCCTCGCTGTATTCTCCGATATACAATGCGCCGATGACCGCTACGCTCAATAGAAGTTCGATGCCCACCGCTTTCACCCGCAGACCGGTAAGAGCCCGAAAAAGAATCGGCAGCCCCGCAAAAACCGTAGCCACAAGATACGCCGTAAGGATGAACGCTCTCCAATCGGTGAGCCTTTCGGCGGCATATCCGATGATCGTCAACGCCCCGGCGGCAAAGGTGAGCGGCGCGGCGTAGCGTTTCGTCAGGGTGAGAAGCTTTCTTTCAAATTGTTTCATTTTTATCGCCTCCATTCTTTCTTTCAACCTAATTATGCCTTCAAAAGGCCGAAAGAAAATTGACGCAGGTCAAGAATCCAAAGTTTTTATCGGCGAGTGGGATCGTGCCCGCAATCCCATAGGGCAGAAAATCGTTGGGGGCTCCGAACGCCCGGTTTGGTGACCTCGAAATCGTGGAAGACGAAGCTGCTGTCAAGCGAAGGAAATCCACGAAGTACTCGGCGAAAAAATCTGATTAGCCCTACTAACACTATCAAATCAAGTGTTTGGGCAGAGCGGATCATACACTTTTATTTTCCCTCGAACCATTTTATTTTTCGTAGTACTATTTTATTTTTCCTCAAGGGGTATTCAAATTGCCCCTTGAGCCAAGAATGCCGGAGAAGCCCCATAACGCAGAAAAAGCCTGCCATACAACGGATTTTGAATACCCCTGTGGGGCAAATCCCTTGTATTGCAAGCTTTCTTGATATGAATAATAAAAGAATTGACCGTAGCATCGTATCAATGCTACGGTCAATTCGTGCCTAATCACGGCGATTTTGATACAAAGAAACGATTTGTCAAGGAACGACGACCTTTCGTTTCATTGTTCGACAAATCGTTTCAAAATATCACAGCTGCTATATTTCATATCCAAGTATGATAGTGGAGTTTCGGGAATTTGTTCTCTTAGCGGTAAAACAGAACGATAAAGAAAGCCTATTCCGGCAGGAAATAGCATGAATTGCTCATCTATACCGTGTTGATTCGCGGCAAAACGCTAATACTCCATATTGTAAGCACTACCGCTTTCTGAAATCCAAATTTAAAATTCAACAAGCGAATTGATACTATTATCAGCATTAAGAATTCCCATATCAGCTTTTAAACTATTATTATGCGGATACGGATGTTCCCATGATACTGTATTTGGAAAGCTAGGTGTACCTTTGTTCCCGTGAAATGAGGTACAGCGCCAGTATATCTTTCCATAATTATCGCGTTGTTTTGATGTCAGCATTTGATAGGTGTTTCCGCAAACGCCGCAGACGATGCGTGAGGAAAACGGGGACTGCTCGGAACTGTTAGCGTAGTGGGTTAGACCGTGTTCCCGGCAGTACTCCGTTCGCCTCTGTTCCTCTACGTGAACCAGGTTCCAGACGGTTCGATCAACGATTGGCGGAAATGAATCAGTGGCGAAGTACTGCGTTAGTTCGCCTTTATTCTTTTTCCTTTGGTGCGAAAGCGGATTGACTATAAAAGATTTTTGAAACAACGAATCACCCATATATTTTTCATTCCGCAGGATTTTTCTTATGACTGTTTCATGCCATACAGAATTTCCTCGTTCTGTCGGTATTCCTTCCGCAGTCAGTTTTCCGGCTATTTCTGCGCTGTTCAGACCCATTAGGTACTCATCGTAGATTCTCCGTATGACCTTGGCTTCTTCTTCAATAATTGAAATGGTGCGGTTTTCCTGTTTGTAGCCGTAGAATTTGCCCAGAGGCAGACTTTCCGCCTGTCCTTTTTTATATGCTTCCCGCAACCCCCATTTGATGTTCTCCGACATGGATTCGGATTCAGACTCCGCAAACGCCGCCATAAGGGTGAGCATGAGTTCGCCGTCCGGACTGGTGGAATGTAGGTTCTCCTTCTCGAAATATATGTCAATGCCGAGTATTTTCAGCTCACGGGTATAAACAAGCGTGTCCACGGTGTTCCTACCGAATCTGGACACGCTCTTTGTTATGACGGCGTCTATTTTCCCGGCACGGCAATCCTCAATCATCTTCATAAATTGGAACCGTTTTTTGACCGAGGTACCGCTGATACCCTCATCGGCATATACACCGACGAACTCACAGGTCTCATCAGCGGTGAGCATCTCAGTGTGAAATTTCACCTGCGCGGCACAACTGTGAAGCTGCTCCTCGCTGGATGAGGATACCCGGCAATATGCCGCTACTCGTTTCTTCTCCGCTTTTTCTGATTTGGGAAGAATCATTCTGGTAGAGGTCGTCATGATTCCGTTGTCTTTCTTTTCTTATAAGCCTTAACGCCGGAGTCGATCATCCAGGGCAGTTCCGTTCCGTCTCTGAAGACGAACTTCACCGTGCAGTTCTCGTTGATCACCATGTATTGGACGGCCGCCTGCCATACGAGCGGGTCGAACTCCACCAGAGGCTTCTTCTGCTTTTTCAATAGCTCGAGGAAACCTCGAATCTGCACCTTTTTGGCCGAGCAAAGAGCAATCTTGGTTGTAAGTTCCTGGTGTTCCTTCTGCAAAGCTTCATATTCAGCGGTTATCTCATTGCGCTCTTTTTTGAGCGGACTGTTCTCTCCAGCGTCGTCTATCATACGGCTCTCTCTGGTGAGATTATCATGTATGCTCGCGGCAAGTCCCGAGCAAAGCTTGTCTACCTCGGCAAGTCTATGTATATATTCGGCATCGTCAGTAATCTCAGCAAGGCATTTCTCGTAGTTCCGTGCAATCTCGTCTTTTCTCGCAAGAACGCTGTTGAAGGCATCTACAAAACACTTCATGATGGCATCTTCCTTTACCGATGGCGTGGAGCAGTATTTCCGCTTGGCAAATTTGTTATTGCAGTGCCACACGGAAGACTGGTAGGAGCTACCGCTGTGCCACACTTTTCTGCCGTAGAATCCGCCACAGTCTCCGCAGACGATTCTGCCTGAGAAAGGAGAAATGCAGGTGTAGGGACCGCCTTCCTTACGTCTACGAAACTCTTCCTGAACCATCTCAAATTTCTCCGGCGGTATAATTGGCGGATGGTTTTGACTGATGTAATACTGGGGAAGCTCCCCGTTATTTTTCTTCACTTTTTTTGTCAAAAAATCCTCTACGAACGTTGACTGCAAAATTGAATCCCCGCGATATTTTACATTTTTGAGGATGCTCCGGACCGTGGTATCCTGCCATTTTGCCTTTCCCATCGGGCTGGGGATGCCTTCTTCGGTAAGCCTTGCGGCAATGAGATAGGTGGTCTTTCCGGTAAGGAACTCATCGTAGATTCTGCGTACGATTTTCGCCTGTTCCTCTACGATATATAAATGACCGTCCTCTCCCATATCGTAGCCGAGGAAGGAACTGTAGGCGAAGGAAACCTTTCCGTCCGCCATACTCTTCCGTTTGGTCAGCACCTCGTTTTTGGAGGTAAGCGACTCGACACTGGTTTCGTTTTTGCTGAATTCGGATTCAGCCAGCTTCATTTCCGAACCGAGCACCTTGAAGAACTGGTTAATGTCCGTGAGCGCTTTCTTGAACTCTTTTTCGCCCTCGACTCCGATTTTTAAGCCGAAATTGTCCGCCATGTAACCACCTCCTTCCTCAAAAATGGCATGAAAAAGGAGCAGCCTTTCGGTTGCTCCTGAGCGGGTTGCATCGTTATTTACTTCGAATCACAGCGACAAATTGAAATTTGTCTGGCAATTTCATAAATATAGTATTAGAAACGGAATTGCTAACAATATTGCATAAAAGTGATACCATTTCTTTTTAAGTTTGAATAATATAAACAATCCTGTCAAAACCACAAATGCCGCCAGTGATATAAAAATCCAAGGGGCAAAATATAATTGTACTGAAATTGCAATCAAAAATGCTGACATTCCAACTGTTAGGAAACAAGCTTTAATCCAGTCTAACATCTTAGTAAAATATAAACAGATACACAGAGCCATCAAAAAAACACCATATCCAACTCGAAGGATTGACACAAAACCATATTGTCCATCTGAATTTCCAAACCGCTCGAAAAATGTAAATAGCATAAAATAAACCAAATAGGATGCGCCCAATAGCAAAACAGAAACAAAGGTAACGCTTAACCATTGCTTTAAAATAAGTGATTTCATTTTCATACGGCACCTCCATCAGAAAAATGTAAAAAGTGTTATCATTAAGTTCAAATTCTGATTTATCCGTCTGTTTACCTTACGCGCATCTGGTATCAGTCTGCAAGCAGATTATCAAGAGTGATGAGATTACAGCCCTTGCTTTCGTAATACTGAAGCATTTCATCAATTTTTCTCTTATCGTAGCTGGTGATGCAATCAGACAGAACGTGAACGACATAGCCTTCTTTAGCCATATTGTAGCAAGTGGCTTTTACACAGGCTATGGCGTCTGCTCCGGCAATATAGAAATCTGTGATCTCGTTCTTGGCGACAAAGTCCGCGAAGGCCTCACAGGTCAGAGCGTTTCCCTTAGATTTTGTGAAGATATTCTCGGATATGATCTTCATTTCCGGCACAAGTTCAGCACCATGCGTATCCGGCTTGAAGGTTCGTGTGCCTTCCGACAGATTGTTATGCTTGATATAAGCTACATGAATTTCGTGCTCAACCGCCCAGTCGATGGTTCTGTTGATGTTAGCGATGATCTCCTTGTAGTTTTTTGTGATATCGTTCTGAATGTCGATGATGACTAACGCTTTCTTCTGCATGGTGTTTCCTCCCCGTATTCAGATTAATACGCAATTCTGAAATAGTCCAGATACTTCTCGAACTCATCCTGTGCCGCAAGGCAGGTATCAGTTAGATAGCCCTTTTCGCTGTTCCACTCATGCAGTCCGCGATAGTAAAACATCTTCGTATCGTCGTCGATGATGAACGGCACGATGCCGTTTCGCAGGCATTCCTTGAACATGATAAGCCGTCCGACACGACCGTTGCCGTCTTGAAAGGGGTGGATGGACTCAAAGCGCACATGAAAACCGATGATGTCCTCCAGCGTCTTTTCCTTGACCGCATTATACTCGGCAAGCAGCGCACTCATCGCGATGGACACTTTCTCCGGCGGCGTGGTATCTCTGCCGCCCACCTCATTGGGCATCCGCTTGTAATCGCCCACGGCAAACCAGTCTCGCCGTGCGTCGCTGGTGCCGCTTTTCAGCGTCAGATGCAGTTCCTTGATGAACTTCTCCGACAGCGCATACTTTGCTTGCGTGATAATCATGTCGATGCACTTGAAGTGGTTTGCGGTTTCCACAATGTCATCCACATTCATGGACTCTCCGGCGACATCGATGGTATTCGTTTCGAAGATATAGCGCGTCTGATCGTGTGTAAGACGGCTGCCCTCGATGTGGTTGGAATTGTAGGTCAGTTCGATCTGCACCTTATGATAGATGCCACCAGAGGTTTTCGCGGCCTGCTCCGCTTTCAAAATATCCAGCAGTGTTTTCGGCGCGGCAGTACGGGCATTTATCCTGTCAGGCTTCGTGGCGCTCTCCGGGATGTTCCATGTCTTGCCCGTGAGGAATGCACCGGGTATCTTATTCTGTGCGCAGTAGTTACGCACCGTGCGCTCGGACATATTCCACTTTTTCGCTGTATCCGCTACCGACAAATAGTTCATCGCCATTCCTCCTTTGACTACTTGCTTATTATATTATATTATCGGCAAGAAATCAACAGATCATTCGTGAACGTAACGGGATTATTGCCGATAGCGGCATAGAATCAAATCCCGCCGGGGATAATATCGTCAATGTAATACTCGCGTTTTGGCTTTGCCAGAACGTGGTATTGCTTGTAGCATTCCCACTGGTCGAGCAGATGTCCGATTGGCATCACCCAAACTTCGGACTCCGCCCGGCCGAGCAGGGTCGTTCCATAAAAAATCAGCCGGGCAAATAACTCTTCGTCACTTACCCGACCGGTGAGTTTTTTGAGGGTTCCTCCTCGCTTTCCACATGGCGCTTCGTTCCTTTATACATTGCGTCCATGATGGCGTTTTTGTAATCCGCAAGCTCAAACGGCGAGGTAAGTAGTTCGACAGCCTCCTCGGTGAGCAGCTCGCGCTTGTCTGCGGGATTCTGCAGATTGTTTACGAGCACTGACTGATTGGCGAGCAGCGTGATGAGCCATACGATTTCATCGAGAGCCATCTCGAAATTTTCAGTTTTCATCAGCTTTTCGCCGAGGTTGGAAAGCCCGCCATAGCGCCCCGCGATTTCCTTTGTTGCTTTCGTGGTGAGGAGCATCTCATACTCAACGCCACCAATGGTGATTTTCGAACTTCTTTCATCAGCCATTAGCCTTCACCTCCGGTCTGCGCTGTGAACACAGGCTCGTAGACCTGCGTGTACCAGCCGGTGATAACAGATGCCGGTACGCTCGTATCGTCCTCGTTGGCCTCGGCTTTCCAAGGATGCTTACCGTTTTCATCCAGCTTGTTGCGGCGGAACACCGTGCCCTCGATGGTCGGAGTGGAGAAGGTTATGCTGTCGCCCTTGGTGGCGAGGTTGGTCGCCGGAATGCCGAATTTCACTTTGTAGAGCCAAAAATAGCGGTACTTCCCGTTCGCCTTTTTTGCACGGAAGCCTACCGCGACGGGAGTGCCGCCATCCTCGCTGCCGGATACCACGACGTGATTGTCGTCAAGCTTTGCGCCCGTAAGGTCCTCGGCGGCGGTAACGCCGATATCGTCGATGCCAAGCGAGAGCGTACCGCTTTTGAATTCCTTTACAACCTCGGCGGGTCCGTCGTCCGCATAGAGCGTCGCTTCCACAAGCTCGACAGACAGATCCGCTTTCATCGCCTTGGCAAGTGAAATGGGAGTGCCGTAAGTTTCGGTACCGTCCGCGGCTTCTGTGACTTTTGAGTAATAGAGCTTATCCAGCCCGATAGTAGCCATTTGCTATTCCTCCAGTTCGTAGTTTTTTGCCACATCAATGGCGTAGTGGTGGTAGCCGGTATCATCCTCATACCCCACATACCGGCGGTCAGTAATGATGAATTCCGCGTTCAGCAGGGTGCGGATAATTTGGTTTTTTACAGAGGTGTAGTTGCCTTTATCAAAAAGGGACAACAGGGCTTCCTGTGTTTCGTTTCGGGGCTTGTTATCGGAATAAAGTTCAAAGGTATCCGCCAGCGGCGTAATCACAACATATTGATCCGGGGCGGGTGCTGAAAAAGCGCCTGTCTCAACGGGTAGAATCGGTGAGATGAGGTCGCTCAGTTCTTGAAGCAAGCTCATATGTTTTCGACTTCCTTTTCAAATGCCGTGATCATCGCGTCAACACAGGCATTTTTACAGGATGATTTTGCTGGTTTCAGAAAAGGCTTAGGAGGCTGTCCGCTTTTGCCGTATTCGAGAACGCCCGCGATAATGGCGTTGCTTTTTCCGTCGGAACGAGGCTCAGAAAATCCAACCTTAACATTGAAATTTCCGTCCTTATCCTGTCTTGCGGAAGAAACTCCGAGTGCCAAGAGCAGTTCCCCCGTGGATCGGCTTTTTTCTTTTGTGCCGCTGCCGATAACGGCCTGCAGGTTTGATTTGACCTTGGCCTCAACCACCTTGCCACCCGCTTCCAGCACCTTTGGAATGATTTCATCGGTTTTTTCACCGAGCCGCGAGAGTTTCAGAAGGAAGTCCTCCGGCATTTGAAATGTTGCTTTAGCCACTTGGCTTCACCTCCTTTGCCAGCACCTCGATATACATCCCGCGCCCTTTCACGTTCTCCACGGAAGTGATATCGAACCGCTCCTCTCCGCAGATAAGCGTCATAGCGGTGGTGACCGTCACGCCGGGAATGGCGCGGAAGTGAAATAAGTCAGTCGCTTCGGAGTACGCCGCCATGTTTGCCCAGCGCTCCGAGCCGTGTCTCCCCTCCCGGTACGCCCGGACGGACGCGAGCATGGTATTGGCTGTCGTGGCGAAGCCCTCCGCGTCCTTCGTGCTCACAGTACTCACAATGTCGACGAAGGTATTCAGTTTTCCAAAGCTCATGCTCAAACCTTCCCAAAAAAATTTTTTCATATGGCTATTGACATTTGATTTCAGTTATGATATTTTGGTTATACAAAAATAAATAACTGAAAAGGAGCGTACACTATGAAAGCCACATTTAACGACTTTATCACGCAAAACCCCAACTGTAGCAAATTTTTAGGTAATGCGAATGCAATGCTCATATTCGAGTCTCTTTCCAGTGACAATGGTATAATCCAGATGATCGAAGCAAGCGATGCGGGAAAACCTGCACTTTCTCCGTTGGCAAAGCACCTTGAGGATATTTTGCTTGACATCAAGAACCCATCTATATCATTTGATGACAATTTCACCAAACAAGCAGTCGGCTTGATGATAAAGTGCATCCTTGAGCCATTCGGATATGTCGTTTGCAAACAGAAAAATTTGCCCAAAAGTGCGGAGTCCAAAAAATTCCAGTCGGCTTCTGTCTACCGCCATGACCCGAGCAAAAATGCCACTATGAGAGTAGTAAAGCACATTGAGGAGATTGACTCCTCTACGCCAGAAAGCAAGGTACATCATGACTAAAGAACAAGAACTTATGAATTTTCTATATGAACATGTCTTTCAACCCATTCTGAATTCTCCCAATGCATCAAAAGAATTAAAAAGCGGGGTTAACCTTACCATCGGCAGAATGAATCAACGTGATGCCACAGGAATGGTACAATATTTTTGGTCAGCAATTATTGGTACAGAGCGTAGCATTGGCTTCGCCCAACGAATGAGGCAAGAAGGGTTTACTCGCTTCGAAGAGGTTCTCGAGGAATTTAGAGAACGCTTCAACGATGCGTGGCTTCGCTCATAAGACCATTTTTTATCTGTATTGCTCACACCTTCCAGTCCCGGTCGAGCCGCAGAAGCAGGTTTACTGTATTCCAAACTTGCTGCCCCGCTTGAACATTGTCGGCAAAAAAGCCGCCGGTACTGCCGTCCCGGCTCTCGTAGAAGTGGGACGACAGCATGATGACGGCTTGTTACGTGGTTGGTGGCATCTGGCTGTCGAGATAAGAGCCTTCTGACAGATGCTGGAAGCTCTCGGCATATTTGACGGCGGCGGTGATGTACATCTGCAGGAGTTCGTCGTCCGCCGTGTGCTCAAGAATGAGGTTTGCTTTGACTTTTTCAAGCAGCGTCATATTGTCGCCGTCCTTTCGTTATCCTTAAGCATCCGCCGTCATGAGTCCGGCGGCCTTTAGCTTTGTGATCAGAGCATTAAAATCGGCCAGCAGCCCCGGAATATCATCAGCCGTGCTCACTGACTGATTTTCCGCCGCAGGTATTTCCGGTACCACAGGGTAAGCCGGTACATAGAGGTTGCCGTCAGTGCCGATTTTGACTGGGACGGTATCCGTTACGGTTCTCAGGGCCGCTTTCACGCCTCCAAGAGCGGTTTCGTTGGCTGCCGAGATCTGGGGAAAAGGAAGCCCCGTTACCGAGGCTCCCTCCTTGATTTCCAGCGTACCGCCGATGACGGTCTTTTCGCCGCCCTGCTCGGTGTAGTTTTTTGTGTTGTAGCTCATACCGCACCTCCGTTACGCGTGCTGCTGGAGCACCTTGATGGCCTCCGGCAGAATCAGCTTGCCGTCCACGCGCTGGGTGGCCATGAAGCCCACCTGACCCGTGGTGGCGAACAGTTCGTTGAGGCGCTTGAAGCTGTGGCCCTGACGGTCGGCAATCCAGTAATATTTGAAGTCACCGAACGCAATCGTCTTAGCGCCGGCGCCCAGAGCGGGAACGTAAGCGGAGGTGTAGACCGGGCGGTTGAGGATCGTGTCGGGTGTGCCGGCGGTCAGCGAAGGTTGCCACAGATACTGGCCCTGACCGTCTTTCAGCTTACGGATGGTCTTGACGGTGGAGTCGTTCATGATGAACACAAGCTCGTCGTGTCCGTTGAATCTTTGGAGGATGAATTCGGATACACCGCTGTCACGGTACCCTCTATTGAGGATGATTACATCGATAGGGAAGCCTTATCTGAAGCGCAGAGGGTGTTTCTCCGTAAGGTAGAACAGCTAATCGAAGTCTCCCCGAAGCACGGGCTGGCACTACTCCTGATGGCACTTGACATAAGCGGTGCAGAGTTTGCGGACAAGCTCCAGCTCGGCCACGATGCCGCGAACAAGGTTCGTCAGCAGGTGGTGAACCTTGCCCCGGGCAGGATCGATGGACTCAGCCAGATCGACGTTGAGAGCCTGAAAGCAAACCAGTCCAAGCGTTCCGAATACTACCGCGAAGAGGCGAACCGGATCTTAGACATGGTGCTTGCAATGTATTTCGACCGCTAAGACGAATTTGGCGGTGTCAGAGGAATATCTCTGGCACTGCCTTCTTTGTGACAAGTTCAGGTGAAGTGCTCCTGCCGGAGCAAATCAAAAACTTATATTTTTCCTTGAACCCTGTTATTTTTTGTGGAACTGTTTTATTTTTCCTCTTAGGGTATTCAAATCACGCCTTGAGCCGAGAATGCTGGAGAAACCCTATAACGCAGAAAAAGCCTGCAATACAAAGGATTTTGAATACCCCTATGGGGCAAACGCCTTGTATTGCAGGCTTTTTCTATACGAATAATAAAAGGATTGACCGTAGCATTGTATCAATGCTACGGTCAATATTTGGTCTGAGTGACGGGACTTGAACCCGTAATGCTCACTAATATGCAAATCTCAGCATTAAGCGGTTTTCCCCTATTTCTTCATTAGCATCGTATTTTTTCAAACCACATTTGAGATAAATAGCCTTCATTTGAACGATAAAATTCTTATCCAAAAAATAAGTATGCCATGAAATATGACATGTTTTTTGAAAATGTCGCTAATAGACTTAAACTCGGGTACTTAGCTACAAATCTCCTAAACTTATAAACTTAAGCTCAGGAGTAGCTCTCTCCTCATAAAAAATTGATACATAAACTAAATAAGTATTAATTCGCACATTTTTTCCATTTTAGATTCAAGGCGGTATTCATCGCCAATTCTCCGAACAATAAAAGATATTTTTTGATTCATTATCTGAAGGTGGTTAGCATAGTCATAATATGTTCTTCCAGTTCTCCAAACATTTTTTCTATATTATAATTTTCGGTATCATTTAAAGTTTTACCG